GGAAGTTTCGCTAAACTCGTTGGGTGCCCACCCCACCGGCCATCGCAGCATCGCGCCGCGTGTGCACTTGCACTCGTTATTAATCACAGTGGCTGGCACCACTGCACTGCTAAAAGGGTTCATGTTTGTTCATCGGCCGGATCATCGCCGCCAAGCTACCGGTGCAACCACGGAACGCCCAGTCCCCCACAATAGGAGGTAACCCAACTCAGTTGCAATTAAGTTGGACCGGGACGCGCACAAACACGCACACCATAATGCACCACTTCGCAGCGGTGGTGCATGCACTTTCAATACTCAAAGGAGGGGTTTGCGCACCCACTTAGATTCCTTTCATTCGACTAATCTAATAGCTTAACAATGTTGACGTCTGTCTGTGTACCCACACTGGACGCACCGGTGTAGGTCACAGTAAACGTGACGGGGAGAGAGAAGTCTGTAACAGTGAACCCAAACTGCCACACTAGCGCGAGCTGATTTGCCAAATTAATGGTGCTCGTAAGCAACGTAGATCCATCTACATCAATCGCAAACGCTGTGGCATTGGTGAACACCACTGACATAGTCGCACCGGTCGTTGCCGCGTAGGCACCATTCACAGTTGCGTAAAAGGTGCCACGCGTACCGACTGGCAAAGACAGCGTGTTCGGTCCCGTTCGTGTAACAGCCAAATTGCCTGACGACACAATCGTCGGCCCAAAGATCTCCGTATTCGCGGTGGCACCGCGGCACGTAAGTGCCGCATACTTGGTGCGCGTCGTGACATTGGAAGCAACAATGGGCTTTTTCAATTCGACCTCATAAGTGACCCATAGGTCACCCAGAGTGTTGTCCGTAGCCAGCTGGCCTTGGGTGCACAAATGTGTCACACCTAGGTCATAAAACAGCTGGTTATCGGTGGCTGGAAGAGTGCCACTACGAACATACTGAATATTGAACGGATTCTCACTGGGATTGCACTCAATTGGGTGTGCAAAGGTTTCGCTGGGCACTGCCTCACCAGACCAATACTCATTCAAGAGCTCGGCCTTCGAGGCAGGGGGGGTATCATTCGCACGATACGAGGTTTGCATCATCACCGAGCCCAAAGATGGGCTCGTGCCACTAATGGCATTGCCACTGGTGGGAATATAATGAAATACGATGCCTTTAAACCGATACTCCTGAAAGCTTGGGGCAATGGTTGACAGCCATGGAAACGTGTCGGAATTACCAGGATTCAACTGGAAACTCTGCTGAACACGATAACCCGTGCTACTCCGCACCGTTGAAATAAATTCACGGTGCCGAATGACCACCGACTGTCCATCCTTATGCATCATGGGAATACCAGTGCTAGCCTTGCTAACAATGGAATTAGTCCCCACGGTATAATCCCCGAAGCCCAGCCATTTACTGACTGCTGCCCCGAGGCTATTGCCGACTGCGCTTCCAGTGGCAGGCGCACCGAAATATGATCCGGCAGCACCACCCCCAAAAGTACCCAACGCCCGCAAGGCGCGTCCAACAGCGGAAACTTCCGCTTGTGGCGCGGCCCTGACGGGACGGCTCTTCTTCTTCTTCGTCACAATGGTGACTCGTCTTGATTGTTTCGATACCATGCTCGAAAATGCTGATTCTGTTAAAATTACAGGTGCCTACCAGCTACAACCACTGGAGGAATGGGGGCGGATACACCTCCGCCTCACCAGCCCACCCTACCTGTGGAAGTTCAAGCGTTAACGCAAGGTTGTCATAGTAGTCCTCAAGAGCAACTTGATAGTCTGGCGTGATTCCGAATGCCGCATGAAAAGACACACGGCTGGCAGGTGAGGGGTCCCAATCCCCCTCCAACCCACCAACACGCTCCATCATTGATGTACTCTTAAATATGTGCTCCAAGTGCCTGCGCCTGGTGGGAACACCATGGCGGACAAAACACTTGTAGAAACTGCGCAAAACGGGTATGCCCGGCACCAGAGCCGACCCGCAGGTCCCAACTGCCCACAACCATTTCTGGAGCGCTTTCGCGCTCGACAGTGGTAGCAAGCACATCGGATCCTTCTTTAAACATGTGCGCACATTCCTAACCATTCGCCAAACCTTGCCATCAAAGACAGGGTTCGACTGGCAGAACTCAATCTGCTCGAACACATCGACTGTTGGCTCCACTTCCATTCGGAACCCAACACCCATGAACCATTCCTTCAGCCCACAGCTAAAGGCGGCCTCATCACGGCGCTCCATGATAACGACACAGTCGTCACCATTATTTGCGAGCTCCGCATCCACCCCACGCAATTTGCAATACACCCAAATCATTGAGCACATCAAAATGCAATTGCCTAGTGAGGTGTTGAGGTCACCACTTGACCGTGTTCCTGGCATCTGGAACTCAACCGTACCGTCTGCACAGTAAGCTTTCCCGCGATTGCGGAGCTGCCACGACAACAGTCGTCGCAGCTCGGCTTTACCAAAGACATTATTGTAGAACGAATGTTCATACTCCAACGCGGGTATGCTTACGTGCATGTCGAATTTCTTCGCATCCAACCCAATCGCCACCGGATCGGTGAAGCGATTCCACTTACTACGAAAGACGTCAGCAGCGTCTACAACATTAACACCTTTCACCACTGTGTGCGGGGTATGCTCACCCCACATGCGGTTAATGGCGTTGTAGAACAACTTCTCTGACTTCTTAAGGTACTTGCCTAGTACTAGATTGTAACGTGGACTCCGAGGGTTAATGATGCGGCAGGCTTTATCAATGGCCTGCTTCTCAAATTTGGTGAACGGTCGCAAGACGGAGTCCTTGCGATTAACCGCGATGCGTGACAGCGATTCATAAGCGGCCTGGTAAGTCTTGCGCTTGGCACCGGTATAACTATTTACTACTTCAAGTAGCGTATACACGATGGCAAGACGCTTGACGTCCGAAACCACTCCTTGCCGAAACTCTCGAAAGAACTTCGTATCAAATGCCTGCTTATGCACCACGGGGGGTCTGTGAAATATGCCGTCCACCTCGCATAAAAAGTATCGCTCAAGCAACGCTCGCTTCACAGCGCTCACGTTGTTGTTAAAAACCCCCAACCGATGTGGGGGACCCATGCGCGATACAACATGGTATGTGCGGGACTGAGTTGGCTGCCCGTTCCGGCGAACGAGCAACCGGTGCGATGCTGGAGCACCCGATCCGCTGGGGCGGTTGATAAAACTCAACTGTCCATGCGGTACCGTATGACGGGTGTCCAGACCAGTTTTCCGGACTGGGCGTCCTCACCAGTCATTGGACGGTGCCTCCTCCTTGAGGAACCAACGCAAAAACCGGTTTCGACGCACAGCCCGAGCATGCCAACTCGCAGTCCTACCGTGGGTGCAATCATCAAAGAAAGCACGCTCAATCACAGTAAAATGGGCTGCAGCGTCAGCATGTCGCACTCCATAGTCACGCAACAAGCGGGGGATTTCACGGCGCACCAATGCGAGATTGTCGGGTGTGCGGATCATGGCACCCTGGCCAAGCTTCATCCGCAACGCAACCGCAACACTCGCTGCAAAGGCAGGCACCTCACGCACTGCGTGATCAGGCGCCTCAACGCCCATGCCCACTGCCTCCGCAATGGCTTTCGGGAGTGGCGTGTCACCGCTCGCACGTGACACACTCATCTCCACACTCACCGCGTTGCGGAACTGGGTATCGTTTTCCCAATCCGCAACAACCTGGGTGCCCCCACAACACCCCAAAACCATGCGTTTCAACGCCCCACGCACACCTCCCAAATCATCCACCACAGGGTCAACGCTTGCACTCCCATGGTCCACAACGGGAACCACAGACACCAAACGGACCGCAACCGGGCGGACAGGGAAAATTCCCCTGGGGTAGTCAACCACAACCGGTGCCTCTTCCGCAACGGTCGCGTGCACAACCAATTCACACGCACTTCGCGGTGAACTGACGTCACCAGCAAGGGAGACATCATCAAATGGGTTGCGCACATACGGCCCCACATGTGGAGCCATTGGGCTGACGGGCGTGAAATCATAATCTGCTGGCGCGCACGTGGCGCACCCCGAACACAGACTTTCACGGTCATGGCATACGCCGTCGACGTACACAAACCGTTCCCGTGAGCCAACGAGAGCGGCGACGAGCTTCTCCGCATGAGAGAGCTCAGGCACAGTAGCACACCGAGCGGTGGTCTGATCATCCTCACGAACAACAAAGTTGTGGGTGAGGGCGACCACCTCCTTGGCGGTGAAACCAGTATAGGAGGCAGTCTCTGCCTCCGGTGCTACTAAGGGGTTGTGCCCCCCCGTGCGCGCGGGTTGTGTGGCCTTTGGCTTCCACACTCTCGTCATATTCTTACGGCCCTTACGGGACTGGATCTCTTGCGCGCGCATCATACTGTGATCAACAGGAATAAACTGG